GACTCCAACTAATACACCAACAGTTACTGCGGAAGTTACTGCAACACCAACTACAACTAGTACACCAACTAGCACACCAACTCCGACATCACCATTTCAATCGTTTAATGTGTATTCAGGAATAACTTCTAATGCGGCTTGTGAAGCGGGAGTATCGGTAACAATATATGCTTTCAATTCATTATTTGACCAAAACACTCAATTCTATACAACATCAACAGGTGGTGTAACATACGATATGGCAGGTTTCTATAGTAATGGAACTTCAGTAACTCAATTAGCAAGTAACGGTAGTCAATTAGGAATATTTACATTATGTTCAGCATTAGTGACACCAACACCGACAATAACTCAAACATCAACAAGTACACCAACACCAACAGTAACTCAAACTCCAACATCAACATTTGCATGGTATACATATAGTTTAGGTACAGGTGCAACGGCTAACGACGCTTGTCTAGCATTTAGTGCTTCTCCTCAAACAATCTATGGTTCAATATCAGGTGGAGTAGGACCAAATGTAGGTGAGTACTTATACGAATCTACCGCGAGACCTCTTGTTGACGTAGTACCTAATGGATTCTATTCTAACGGAACCGCTTGGTACCAAGTAACAGGTGGATTAGGACAGATTACTTCATCAGACCCTAACGGATGTATTTAAAATTAAAAAAAATAATATAAATAAAACCCTCTACTTTTGTGGAGGGTTTTTTATTTTTATACAAAATACACTTTAAATGAAAATTTTTGTACAAATTGCGTCTTATAGAGACCCACAACTGATTCCAACCATAAAAGATATGTTGGCAAACGCTAAGAGACCAAAAAACTTGGTATTTTCAATCGCAAGACAATTCGCTGAAGAAGACGGATTCGATAATTTGGATGAGTACAGAGACGACAAAAGATTTAAAATATTAGATATTCCTTATGAAGAAGCCAAAGGTGTATGTTGGGCAAGAAACCTAACTCAACAACTTTATGACGGGGAATCATATACATTACAAATTGACTCTCACATGAGATTTATCAAAGATTGGGACGATGTCTTAATCAAGATGATTAAGGGTCTACAAAAGGATGGGTACAAGAAGCCTCTACTTACGGGTTATGTACCATCCTTCGACCCTGAAAATGACCCAGCAGGAAGAGCAACCGATGCTTGGAGAATGGCCTTTGATAGATTTATTCCTGAAGGAGCAGTATTCTTTTTACCTGAAACAATACCAGGTTGGAGAGAGATGAAGAAACCAGTAACATCAAGATTCTACTCAGCTCACTTCTGTTTCACATTAGGAGAGTTCTCAAAAGAAGTTCAACACAATCCTGAATACTATTTCCATGGTGAAGAAATTTCAATTGCAGCAAGAGCTTACACATGGGGTTACGATTTATTCCACACACATATTCCTGTAGTTTACCACGAGTACACTCGTAAAGGTAGAACTAAACAATGGGATGACGATAAGACTTGGGGTCAAAAAAATAGTCACTCTCACTTAACAAATAGAAAGTTATTTGGTATGGACGGTGAAACTCAAGAAGGACATGAAGGACAATATGGATTTGGTACCGTTAGAACTTTAAAAGATTATGAAAAATATTCAGGTCTTTTATTCGAAAAAAGAGCAATCGACAAATATACTTTAGATAAAAACTATCCACCAAACCCTTATAACTTTGAGACGGAACAAGAATGGAAAGATAGTTTCTGTATGGTGTTTAAACATTGTATCGATATTGGATATTCTCAAGTAACTGAAACTGATTATGATTTTTGGGTTGTTGCATTCCATAACGACAAAGACGAAACTCTTTATAGAAAAGATGCCGACAAAAATGAGATTGCAGGATTCATGAGAGACCCTGATAAGTACTGTAAGGTATGGAGAGATTTCCAAACAGATGAAATGCCAACTTACTGGGTTGTATGGCCTCACTCAGAATCTAAAGGATGGTGTGATAGAATAACAGGTCGATTAACTCACAATCACGTTAGTTAATGAAGTTTAATGAAATTCCCAAGTTTGTGATAAACTTGGATAGAAGACCCGATAGAATGGAGTCAATCACCAAAGAGATGGAATATCTTGGATGGGAATTCGAAAGATTCTCAGCGATTGATACCAATTCTTATATGGGTATTACCAAATCAACTTTAGAAGTAATAAAAATTGCTAAAGAAAGAAATTATCCTCGTGTTATGATTATTGAGGATGATTGTGGTGTAATGCCTTATGCAAAAGATTTATTACAAAAAATAGAAGAGGAGTGTCCTGATTTAGAATTCGCAATGATGAATTTAGGACCAACTCAAAACAGACCAATAAACATTAGTGAGAAGTGTGAATTGTTATTAGACATGACAAATTTACCCGAAGCACCTGAAGAGGCGAGAGGTATATTTGGGGCAAACATGGTTATTTATGACCAATCAATTTATGATACAATGTTTGACATATCTTTAACTGCGTTCACAAGTAGTGGAGAATACTTTCACGCTTTGGACGATTATACCTTTAAGTTTATAGTTCAAAAACATCAGAGTTATTGTCCTATAATTCCAATCGCACCTCAAAAAACAAGTTATTCTAATATCTCTGAAGGAGTTTATAACAATTGGTATATGCAAACATACAATTGGAATAGATGGTGTCCTACAAAAATTCCTAACGAATTTATGGACCAATACAAAGTTCAAGAGATTAAGGATAGAAACGAACACAAAGAATATTATTATGTCAGTTAAATTTATAACATCAATATATAGTGATTTATACGGCACCGAATTTGGAGGAAGACCCAATAGAGGAGGACATTATAGGTATAGTTTATTATCACTTTTAAAGATGACAGACGCAGATTTCCTATGTTATACTTCAGATAGAGAATTACCTTCATTGGAAGAGTTCTTTTACAATGAACATTCAATATCAAAAGACAAACTAAAATTCCAAGTTTTTAATATTGCAAATACAAAATTCAAAGATTTAATCAATCAATATAAAAACATTGAAGAAACTAAAAATGGAGACAGATGTGTTGAGGTTCAATACAGTAAGTTTCATTGGTGGTGGAATGAAGATAAGTCTTACGATTATTACTATTGGATTGATGCGGGATTATCACATTGTGGTTTAATACCTTTAAAATATCTAACAAGTGAACATATTCAACAAAGATATTACGAAAGCGTTTTATTCAATAACGAATTTTTAAAGAATGTTATTGAAGATACTGGCGATAAGTTTCTAATTTTAGGTAAAGAGAATGATAGAAACTATTGGTCGGGTACTGTTGATAGAAAATGGTATACAGAGTACGATAGAAGTATCCACGTAATCGGTGGTATGTTCGGTGGACACAGAGATAAGTGGGATGAGGTTGTTAATTTATTTGAAGACTATGTTCAAAAAATAATAACTGAAGACAAAGGTATACCGCATGAAGAACATGTAATGACTTTAATGTATTTTAACCATTTGGATTTATTTCAGAGAAAACATTTCGATATTTGGTGGTGTAGAGATAACGCTCCTAAAGGAGTAACAAATGAACTTTTTGAACAGAATAAAAGTTTTTATAAAATTTTAGAAGAATTCAACAGAATATATGAGTAATATAACTTTAGTAACAGGTATATGGGATATCGGTAGAGGAGAACTTACCGAAGGTTGGTCTAGACCTTACCAACATTATTTAGACAAGTTTGAAAAACTATTAGAGGTTGAAGAAAACCTTATAGTTTTTGGTGATGAAGAATTAAGAGAATTTGTTTTCAAAAAAAGAAAACCTGAAAACACTCAATTTATTGTTAGACCATTGTCATGGTTTACCAATTCAGAATTCTTTCCTTTAATTCAAAAAATTAGAACAAACCCTGATTGGCAAAATCAAGTTGGTTGGTTAAAGGAATCAACACAGGCTCGTTTGGAGAACTATAATCCATTAGTAATGTCTAAAGTGTTTTTGTTACACGATGCCAAAATCATGGACCAATTCAATTCTGAATATATGTTTTGGATTGATGGTGGGTTAACAAACACAGTTCATCCAGGTTATTTCACTCACGATAAAGTGTTAGATAAACTTTCAAAATATATTTCAAAATTTTCATTCATTAGTTTCCCGTATGGCGCTGAGAATGAAATTCATGGTTTTGAATATAATAAGTTAAATTATCTTGCAGGTGCCAAAGTAACCAAGGTTTCTCGTGGAGGATTTTTTGGTGGACCAAAAGAAAGTATTGGAGACATTAATGGAATTTATTATGGATTGTTAAAATCCACATTAGATGAAGGATACATGGGTACTGAAGAATCAATTTTCAGTATTATGTCATATAAACATTCTGATTTAATTAATTACTTTGAAATCGATTCTAACGGACTTGTTGGTAAGTTTTTCGAAGATTTAAAAAATGATGAACTTAAAGTAAAAAGTGAAAATGCTGGTAAAGAAAGTAACACATTGGATACTAACAAAGTTGGACTATATGTTATTACATTTAATAGTCCTAAACAATTTAGAACTCTTATTGATTCTATGTTGGCTTATGATGGAGATTATATTTTAAAGACTAAAAAGTTTTTATTAGACAATTCGTCTGATTTATCCACAACTGAAGAATACATTAAAATTTGTGATGAGTTTGGTTTTGAACACATTAAAAAAAACAACTTAGGTATTTGTGGTGGAAGACAATGGATTGCCGAGCATTTTGACCAAACAGATTTGGATTATTATTTGTTTTTCGAAGACGATATGTTTTTCTTTCCAAATGAAGGAACTGTTTGTAGAAACGGATTTAGTAGATACACTCCAAACCTATACTCCAAGTCATTAGAGATTATTAAAAAAGAGAATTTTGATTTCTTAAAAATGAATTACTCCGAATTTTATGGTGACAATGGAACTCAATGGTCATGGTATAATGTACCTCAATCTGTAAGAGAAGAGTTTTGGCCAGGAAAACCAAGATTACCTCAAATTGGACTTGACCCTAACGCACCTAAAACTCAATTCAACGCAGTTTTATCCCACAAAGGGGTACCATATGCCGTGGGTGAAGTTTACTATTGTAACTGGCCACAGATTGTTAGTAGAATAGGTAATAAAAAGATGTTCTTAGATACAACATGGGCACACCCGTTCGAACAAACGTGGATGAGTCAAATGTATCAATTAGTTAAAAAAGATGAACTTTATCCAGGTTTATTACTTATGACACCTACGGAACACGATAGATTCGAACATTATAATAGAGAGTTGCGTAAAGAATCATAACAGTATATTTATTGTTATGGAATTTTATATAAAAAAGAATGCAACTTTACCTGTTTTAAAAATGCAGGTAGTAAAAGACGGGAGGTCAGGTTATTTGCAACTTATGCAAGACTTGGAAGTTTCCACCATCTACTTTACTATGATTGAAGTGGAAACAGGAATTCCTAAAATAGTTTCAGCTCCATGTGAGATTGTTAATCTAATCTTACCTGAAGGTGCCGACCCTGAATATTACATTTATTTCAAGTTTACTGAAAGAGATACTAACACACCTGGAAGATATACAGGACAGTTTTTAATACAAAATGATGAGGGTAATTTAATCCTTCCAATTAGAGAGGAACTTTACATAAACATACAAGATAGTTTCATATCTAAAACCGCTTGTTGTTAATATGAGGTTAACAAATTTACTTTCCCAACTAATATTAGAAGAGGGTGAAAGTACAACACCTGTAACCCACTTTGTTCGCGACGGGTTTTTAATTAATCTCACAGCAACCTACCACCAATCGAGAGAAAGACAAGGTACAAAATCACTTGGAGAGATTGTGGAAATTTACGAAGATAACTTTGTAAATAACCCAAAGTTTTATGAAAGGGTTGGAGTTCCAAATAAGATAATTAAAGATATCTTTATTAACGAATTTGACACAATTAAGAAGGCGATGTCCAAATTAAGTTTAGTAAGACCCAACAACACTATTGTTTTTAGTAAAAGAGTTGGAGAGTCTTTAAACTTACCTCAATACATGGACTTTGTCGAAATAATCATTTTGACGGAAGATTTAAAAAATTATAAAATTATTACTTCAGTGTTTTCTTTAAACGGAAATTATCTTAAAAAGTTCGGAACAAATCAGAATAGCCCAAGAATTTCTTTATAGAACAACCAACCCGATATGAAAGTGTCGGGTTTTTTATTGGTCCGTAGTTTGACTAAGAGTTTTATTTTTTTATATTTATATATGATGAGTAAGGTAAACTTCACAATGTTGTGATTGCCAATAAACCACTCGAAAATTACATATGTTTACAGACCAAGATATTGAATCGTTCCTACACGGAAACGACCCCGAAGAATTTATAGTCGCCATTGAATACGACTATCGCGAGAACTGCGTTTACAAAATCAAAGAAATCCCTGGTAAAGGAAAAGAAATCCGAAAAGACACATTCACACCATTTGCGTGGGTGGGTGACTTACGTGAACTTAACTTCTACGGTGGTTCCAAAGCGGCTCAGAAAGAAGCCATGACCAAACATGGTATTACGATTGATAAGTTAGAAACTCACGGTAATGATAGATTACAAAGAGGTATGACTTTCATGGTTAAATCACTAAAAGGTTACAGAGAACTTATCCAATTCTTTAGAGAAGGCGGATGTGACCCATGGGGAGATAAGACCAAAGACAAAGTAATGATTCTACCTCCCGTAGAACAATATTTAATTTCAAAAGAAAAAAGACTCTTCAAAGGTTTTGAGAACTACGAAGAGGTGACCCGAATGGTATATGACTTAGAGACGACTGCTCTTGAACCTCAACACGGTCGTATCTTCATGATTGGAATTAAAACCAATAAAGGTTACCACAGAGTAATCGAATGTATGGATGAATCTGAAGAGAGAAACGCCATCATCGAATTCTTCAAAGTAATCAACGAACTTAAACCAAGTATCATCGGTGGTTATAACTCAGCGAACTTCGACTGGCATTGGATATTCGAAAGATGTAGAATCTTAGGTATCGACCCAAAGAAGATTTGTAAGTCATTACATCCCGACCATTCGTTCACAAGAAAAGATAGTATGTTGAAACTTGCCAATGAGGTTGAGAACTTTACTCAAACTTCTATTTGGGGTTACAACGTAATTGATATTATCCACGCTGTTCGTAGAGCTCAGGCTATTAACTCAAGTATTAAAGCTGCGGGTTTGAAGTATATCACCCAATTTATTAATGCGGAGGCTCCTGACCGTGTATATATTGACCACACAGATATCGGTCCATTCTATGCTAAGAAGGAAGACTTTTGGTTAAACATTCAAAACGGTAAGTACAAGAAAGTTGGTGTTGATTCTAAGATTGACGCAGCTTGTTCTAAACGTACTGACGTATATAATAAAATCACAGGTGACAAGTTAGTCGAGATGTATCTTGACGATGACTTAGATGAAACCCTTAAGGTGGACCAAGAGTTCAACCAAGGTTCGTTCTTGTTGGCTGCGATGATTCCAACAACATATGAGAGAGTATCTACAATGGGTACTGCAACATTATGGAAGATGTTGATGTTGGCATGGTCTCATAAACATGGACTTGCAATACCTGCTAAAGAATCCAAGACAGACTTCGTAGGAGGTCTTTCTCGACTACTTAAGGTTGGGTATAGTAAGAATGTATTAAAGCTCGACTTCTCGTCTCTATACCCTTCTATTCAGCTGGTACACGATGTGTTCCCCGACTGTGATGTGACAGGTGCGATGAAAGGTATGTTAAGTTATTTCCGTAATACCCGTATCAAATACAAACAACTTGCTGAGGAATTCTACACAACTGACCGTAAGAAATCTGAATCATATGGTAACAAACAGTTACCGATTAAGATTTTCATTAACTCGATGTTCGGTGCGTTATCAGCTCCTCAGGTTTATGCTTGGGGTGACATGTACATGGGTGAACAGATTACTTGTACTGGTAGACAATATCTTCGTCAGATGATTAGGTACTTTATGACTAAAGGATATGTTCCATTGGTGATGGATACTGACGGTGTAAACTTCTCAACTCCTGATGAAGCAAACAACAGAGTGTATGTTGGACGTGGATTGAATTGGAAAGTTAAAGAGGGTAAGGAATACTACGGACCTGAAGCTGATGTTGCTGAGTACAACGATATCTTCATGAGAGGTGAGATGGCTCTTGACACTGACGGTGTTTGGCCATCAACCATTAACTTAGCTCGTAAGAACTATGCGGTTATGGATGCCAAGGGTAAGATTAAATTAACAGGTAATAGTATCAAATCTAAGAAACTTCCATTGTATATTGAAACGTTCTTAGATAAAGGTATCGAGATGTTATTACAAGGTAATGGTAAAGCGTTTGTGGAATATTACTACGAGTATCTTCAAACTATATTTGATAAGAAAATACCATTAAGTAAGATTGCTCAAAGAGCTAGAGTTAAATTAAGTCTTGATGATTATACTAAAAGATTAACCACTAAGACCAAGTCTGGTAATAGTATGAGTAGAATGGCTCACATGGAGTTGGCTTTACAAAACAATTTGAGTGTAAACTTAGGTGATGTGATTATGTACGTTAACAATGGTACCAAAGCATCTCAGGGTGATGTTCAGAAGATGACTGTAAAACAGATTAAAGACACAAACGCGTATAACGCACTTATGAACCCTAAGACAAAACCTATTACCGATGGGGTTATGGTAAACTGTTATATGTTAGACAAGGATATTTTAGATAACGACCCTAATTTAACAGGAGATTACAATGTACCAAGAGCAATTACAACATTCAATAAAAGAATTGAACCTTTGATGGTTGTCTTTAAGGATGAGGTTAGAAATAATTTAATTGTTAATGACCCTGCAGATAGAGGTATCTTCACAACAACTCAATGTGAACTTATTAATGGTCACCCTTTAGATGAGGGTTCTCAAGATAGATTACAAGAGGATGTGTTAGACATCACAGAAGCTGAGTTGTCATATTGGGGAAAGAGAGGTCTTAACCCTGACTATATGTACGACTTAGCAGAAGAAGGTTGGAAAGAAAAATTAGGACTGCTTCAGACCGTCTGAAGATAAGATATACCAATTACCACCAACAAATCTAAATTCAATACAAGCATACTTATCAGCGACTATTTCATCGTAGTCTTCATCGATTTTACCGATGTCTGGTTTGATTGTAAGTCTTGTCATTGATTTTACAACAACGTGGTCTGTAGTTTTAGAATTTAAAGTTACTATTGATTGACTAACTCCTCTTACTACTATACAAGATTCTCCTGTGGTGCTATATTCTGTTTCGGAAACTACTGAAATTTCAGACGTTTCAATTGCCATTCCACCGATAATTTTTTTTGAGGGTATTGTTTTTACTATTGCCATAAAATTATATTACATATATTTGACGAGGCATTGCTCGGAACTTCATTTGTTTATTTAAGTTCTCAGCGATTAATGCTTCTCTCTCCATTACTTTTTCAGGTCTCATTCTTGTTAACCATCCTTCGGCACCAGTAAGTTCCTCAAGTAATTTAGATTTTTCATCTTTAGCCTCAGTTAACAAGGATTGATAATCCATGATAATTTCAGAGTCAGGAGTTTTCAAGTTACCACTATACTTACCTCTAACTCTTGCTAAAGTTTCTTTGCAATAGGCTGTGAACCATCTTCTTACCCACTGTTGGCCAGGTACGTTCAGGTCTGTCCAAGTTAGTTCTTCAATAGGAACATCTGTAGGTAGTTTTATAATATCGGGATTATTTTTTAAACAATCCGCTCTGCTATCAGGTTCAACATCGTAATACCAATACCAAACCGCCTTACCAACATATTGTCCGTAACTTGACCAGTTGAATCTACCACCTGGAGTATTGTATAAATGAATCATTTTTTTACCATCAGGTAAACCTGTAATTCTATAAGTTAAAGAACCACCTAAAATCCTATTAAGGATATTTGATTCTTGTGCTCTAATTAAGTAATCGAATCCTGACATCATAAAGTAAGAACCTTGATTTCCCATTTGGGCAAATCCCGCTTCACTTGCCCCAAGACCGACACCACCAAAAGGACCTGCCATACCACCTAATCCAAGATTGTATGGACGGTCACTAAACCATAAAAGTTCGTTAACCTCTCTACCTGCAGGAATTTCATATGTTTGAACATTCTTCTCAAGAATAAAATAATCTTTCTTCAAGACCCAAGGACCTTCAGTTTGAAGACCAACAATTTTAGAATACGAATAACTAAACTGTTGTTCAAAATCCATGGTTCTTGTAACCAAAGCTCTTGCAACAGACCTTTCGTTCATATTTAAGTTGACAAGGTTAACCCATTGTGAATCAATTAACCATTGTAGGATATACTCTTCGTAATCCCCAATCGCCAATTCCATTAATGAGTCCATCATTTCATCTTCAAGTTCAACACTTCTTAGTGGTGCACCTAATTGATGTTTGATTCTCGTATATATTCTACTTCTTTCTGGTTCAGGTAATAATGCCATGTCAATAAATATCTTACTTATTCTATTTCGTGAATCAATGAACTCTCATTAAACACGTATTGATTATGATTCTTAATCGGTTTGTTTTCAAAAATCAAAACTTTGTTCGACTTCGTATTAATAAATATCAACCAATCTACATCATACGGTTTAACATTACCTGTGTCCTTCATGGTAATTTTCCCGTCTTCTTTTGTCATTGTTGAATATGGTTTAACTTGAGCGGTGTGTTTTTTACCATCTAATACAACGGTTAAATCAACCCCCTTGAATGCGTCGGTCTTTTGTCCGTGACCGCTTGTCTTTTCAAGTTTTGCTGAATCACCAAAATATTTTTCAATCTTTACTAAAACGTCGTCTTCAGACTTTTGACCTCTATCCCATAGTTTCTTTAAAACTTTAATGACGTTAATAAACTCTTCATTATTCTTTGTGAATATTTGAGTTTTAAAATGACCCAAAGCTTTTACTAATCTATCAATCTCTTTAATAGTTCTATTTTCTTTTTTAGAAAAATCGAATTTCTTCTCAGGTCGACCAACACTATCAATTTGAGTATTGATTGCTTTGGTTAATAAACAGAATGAATTGAAGTTTGTGTTTAAGTTATTAAGGATTGACCTTCCTTCTTTAGATTCTAACCCGTAGAACCCTGACATTTCTTTATTTGTACTATCAACCCAAAATTGACTGAACACTTGTTTTAAAGCGTCAGTTACTCCGTCTTGATAAATTCTTTTGATTTTTGAATTATTAATAAGTTCTCTGTAGAATTGGACCTCTTTAGCGTCACAGAACTTTGCTTCTTTGGATTCAGTTAGAAGTTTTTCTAACTTAACGGATTCTAATAATTTGGTTTCCGTTCTCATTTCGTATAACTTAGAAACAAATTCCCAGTTTACAACTTTCCAAAAGTTAACAATGTATTCATCTCTTTTGTTTCTGTATTTCAAATAGTATGCATGTTCCCACAAATCTAATCCTAATATTGGAAACCCACCACCTTCAATTACGTTCATTAAAGGGTTATCTTGATTTGGGGTCGACATAATCTTTAACGTGTTCTTGGCGGTAAGTACTAACCATACCCATCCTGAACCGAATCTATCTTTGGCAACAGTATCAAATTCTTTCTTGAAGGTGGTGAAACTTCCAAATTCTTTTATAATCTTTTTAAGTAATTCCCCTTCTAATTTTTTAGGTGTTGGGGTTAACATATTCCAAAATAATGCGTGGTTAAATGCACCACCTGCGTTATTTCTTATTGTTTTATCAAAACGACTTATCGTTTTAATTATTTGTTCTAACTCTAAATCACCATACTTTTTCTTTGATAAAGCATCATTCAACTTATCCACGTACCCTTTGTAGTGTTTGTTATAGTGAAAGTTCATTGTCTCTGGGTCAATAAACTGTTTCAGGGCTGAGTAAGAATAAGGTAATTTTTCTATACCTATTTTCTTCATTTCTGTAATTAACAACTCTCTTTCTTTGGTGACATGGTTCTCAAGTATTTGTGTTTCGAGTTGTTGAATTTGTTTTTCTATTTTTTTCATATTTTTGGATTATCCATTTGTTATAAATAATCCAGATTTCATTTAACGACGCATTTCTTGAATTCTCTTTAGAATTTCCTCGGCAGCGTCTGCCGTATTTTGATTGTCCCCCATTACTGTGGCAATCACTTGTTTTTTATTATTTAATATGTCGTAGATAATTCCTTCGATTGTGTTCTCGAATATGGGGTAATAAACTAATACATTGTTTTTTTGACCGTATCTGTAAGCTCGGTCTTCTGCTTGGGCGTGGTCTGATGGTAAGAATGATAGGTCGTTCATAATAACCGCTTCAGCCGCAGTTAGTGTTATACCAACACCCGCCGCTTTAATATTACCGACAAATACTTTTATCTTATCACTATCTTGGAAACTATCAACACTATGTTGTCTCTCAGGTTTGGACATTGACCCATCCACTTTAACCGCTGCTTTACCAAAGTGTTCACATATTTTATTAAGTGAGTCGGTGAAGTTACAGAATATGATTACCTTCTTACCTTGTTCTACAATGTTCTCGGCAAGTTCTATTGTTTGTGAAATTTTTTCATCGGCAATAACTTGACGTATCTTTGTTAACTTGGTGAATTGAACTGTAAGTGATTTGGACTCCTCGGGGTTCTTATCGTACCAATCGTAGTATTCACCCATAATCTCTTCATACATCTTGGACTTTAATCTAAGGTATACTGGTGTGATAATCTTATCAGGTAAATCAAGTACGTTTTCTTTAAGTCTTCTTAATGTAAGACCTGCGGTACGGTCCCTTAATTCCTCAAGGTTCGATGCTCCCATTACATTCCACACCTTTCTTCCACCAACATTAAATTGATAACCTTGACAGTATCTGATGGCATAAGCCATCCAATTCTTGGCAACGGGTGATTCAATTAAACTTAATAGGTTGAAGTAGTCGATAGGTCGAGAGGTCATTGGAGTACCTGTTAATAACCAAAGTCGGTCCACCTTTTTAACAAGGTCATTAATTAGTTTTGTTCTTTGGGCTGTAGCATTTTTGATATAGTGTGCCTCGTCAACGACCACCAAATCAAAATTGGCATCAAGAATCTGTGACTCACCTTTCTTTTTTGTATCATGGAAATTTTTAATAATGTCGTAGTTTATAATAACAAAGTCCGCATCCGTACTGAAGTTCTTACCTTCAGCGATATAAACTGGTTTGTCTGAATAATTTTCAATCTCTCTTTTCCAGTTAATTTTTAAAGTTGCTGGACAAATGATTAATACTTTTTTAGAACCTGATTCTAATGCCGCTATAATTGTTGAGGTTGTTTTTCCAAGACCCATATCATCGGCAAGAATAAACTTCTTATTTTCAACTAATTTTTGAATGGATTCTTTTTGATGTTCAAGTGGGGGACGGTGAGAATATTTGTCATAATTAATAACAACATCCTTTACGGTATTGTCTTTAATGATTGCTGCTTTTGGTAACCAAAAATCATGTAATTGTTCTGATTCAGTTACTTTACCCCAAATGTGAAACGCCTTTTCTTTATCGGCAAGTAACTTCTCAACCCATACCTTTTCAGGTATTTCAGTCATAAGTTTATCGTCGGCAAGTTTCTGTGCGAAGTAAGCGTCAAGTATTACCCACTTCTTAGCAACCTTGGGTTGTTTGTCGTGGTTGTTTATTATGTACTCTGATTGACTTCTCGTGGGGTAAAACCTTTTATTTATTTGTGACTTTCTTTTGAGTTCAATAATATAATTGTTCCCACCATCATAAGTCTCTAATAAGGTCATCGCTTTTGACTCTAAACTCGCATCCATTTTTAAAAAATACTTCCGTTACCGTAGTTTATGAATAATTCTTCACCTTTATTAATATCTCTTAAGGAAAAGAATATAAAAGTTCGGTCTTCTTCATTAGTCTTCCAATCAACACTTGGTGTCTCGGAATGATTATAATATGAACCATATCCCATAACTAATGCGTGTGTTGTCCAATTCTCAGAACGGGGATAACAAAATGCATAGTTTGTAAAAACAGGTATTGTTTCCCTTGAACTTTGGGGAAATGATAAGAAAGGACATATATCTATTACTTCACCTTTTTTAATTTTTTGTGAAGAAAAAACCCCTAAGTTATGTAGAGGGCTATCCTTAATGTATATTTTTAACGGAGGACTGATTTTCATATTTGATTTAAATATAGTTAATGTTTGAGTATTTATCAATATATGCAAAAATTAGTCCCAATAACAAGATTAGGTAAGTTCTTCGGAGCTGAGGATTATTCGCTCGACATCGGTATGGGTGAGGAGTGGTTATTAGGTGATATGAACTTCACCATAGTATTGTATCGTGTTGATAGGTATAAAACCAAAACTGATGACGTTTATGGTGAAGTAACCGAAGATGGTATCCAATTCTTGGCACCTATTGAATTACAAGGTTTAGTTCAAGTTATGGCACCTGCACATAAATTATTAGGTAATTCTAAAGTGGAACAACAAGAACCTGGTAATATGAAGTTTTCTATTTATCAGAAAACTCTTGATGATATGAGTGTTGAGATATTCCAAGGTGATTATATTGGATATTATGAAACAGAAGACAGGGTAAGATATTATGTGGTGTCTGATGACGGATATGTTAAGTCAGATAATAAACACACTTATGGTGGATACAAACCTTTCTATAGAAGTATTATTGCAACATACGTAAGTGAAAACGAATTTAGAGGAATATAATGAAAGTAATCATAACAGGGTCTCAGTTTGATTCTATCTTTATTGGTAAGAAAGTTATGGTGTACTATAATTTACATAAACACACTTTCTCGGTTACATATGATAGTAAAGTAATATTACACGCTGACTATGTTAAATTAGGGGATGTCGAGTTTAGAGTTAGAAAAGGTGGGAACGAAAGGGTTCGACAACAAAAGAGTAAGAACGTACACGCCTTTGTTATTGGAAGATTATTAGACTATTGTGAGTACCCTTGTGATGATATTCCATCTCCATCATCTGATAAGATTGTAACTTATAATCCGTATAAACATAATTCGTTTATATATAAAGATAGTGAAGAACCTGTATATAACGCCAAAGAGGTTGATATGATAAATTCACAAAATAAACTATTTGTAGTTAAAGAATAATGCCATTACCAAGAAACGTAGTTAAACCAACATTACCATTAGTCCCTAAGAAGACGTTGTCTGCTCGTAGGGAACAGCTGTTGGAATATATTAATGAAGACGGAACTTACTTACCTAAGTCGGTATTACATGCCGATTTGGATAGGGGGATGTTAGATTTTGTTAAGGGAGACTTAGAAGTTATAACTGCAGGTAAAGTTGTACCTATGGTTGATATTATTATTACAACTCAAAACTGGACTCAGTACGTAGAAACTGCGTTATTTGTTGATTTAGATTATAACCCTTCACCACCATTCATTACCGTAGTGAGAAATCCTGAAGTAAAGTTCGGAACTAATCCTTCATTACAATATACAATCCCAAATAGAAAACAATTTTACTATGCCTCGGTTCCAACATGGAATGGTAATGAACAAGGTATGGATATCTATACAATACCTCAACCTGTTCCTGTAGATATTAATTACAGTGTTAAAATTATTTGTAATAGAATGAGAGAACTTAACCAATTGAATAAAGTGGTTATGCAGAAATTCTCATCAAGACAAGCATATACGTTTATTAAAGGTCAATACGTTCCAATTATTATGAACAATGTTTCTGATGAATCTCAAATGAGTTTGGAGTCAAGAAAGTATTATGTTCAAAGTTATGACTTTACAATGTTAGGTTATTTAATTGACGAAGAAGAGTTTGAAGTTAAACCTGCAATTGCTCGAGTTGCTCAGGTTATGGAACTTGATACTTCTACATTTAAAAAGAGAAGAAACAAATCTCCTGAAAATCCTGACGAATTTCTTTCTAATTTTTTATACGTTGTTGGTAACAATGTTTTAAATGATGTGGTGGCGTATACCGCAAACTTAACTTGGCTTAGTTCAGATAATGTTGAATCATACGATGTCTATATCAACGGTGACTATTATGGTACTGATGTACAAAAAATTCAAATTACCACGAATGATGAATTAAGAATCGAAGTTATTAAAACTGACAATACTCAAGAGTCGTACATCAAGTTTGATAACATCTTAGTTTAATTCTCTCCGTAGATATCTTTCTTTTCTTTACACCTCTCTATTATCAAATTTTCTAAAAATTTGTAAATCTTCATTCCACGTTTCTCACAGTACTTTTTTAATATCTCGTGTACTTCAGGGTCAATTTTGATGTTCTTAATTTCTTTAGTTGCTTTCATAGGTAGAAAAAAGGTAGAATTTATTCATACCGTTTACAAATACATATTCAAAAGTCAAGTTTTTTGTATTAGTAACGAATATTTATCAATAAAATAAATCTGCAATAGAATTAATTAAATAATGGCAACAGCACAAGCAAATCAAAAAGTTTTTGTATCACCTGGAGTATATACATCTGAAACGGACCTTTCGTTCGTAGCACAGAGTGTCGGTGTTACAACCTTAGGGTTGGTCGGGGAAACAATTAAAGGACCCGCATTCGAACCTGTTTTTATAACTAACTACGACGAGTTCCAAGCGTATTTTGGTGGAACAGAACCAGTAAAATTTGTAAACACACAAATTCCAAAATATGAGGCGGCATACATTGCCAAGTCATACTTACAACAATCTAACCAATTGTTTGTTACAAGAGTATTAGGTTTGTCAGGATATGACGCGGGTCCGTCTTGGAGTATTAGAGTTACTGCCAACGTTGACCCATTAACTATTGGTATCATTGCCCCAACGGGAGGTACGGTATTCAACACAACATTCACAGGTGCTACATCAGGTACTACTATTGAGTTTGTTGGTGGAGCATTACCTAACGATATTCAAGTTAATTTATACAACCAATACAGATTATCTGATGGTAGTACATCAACCTATAACGATGATTTCAATAGTAATTTAAGTAATATTATTGACACCCCATCTTTATCTGCAACAACAGTCGCGTTTTATGGCTCAATACCATCACTTGATTATTGGAATTTAGTTAGTCAATATTCAAACCAACTTAATGTTTTTGGTTCTGAATCTAACAATTTAGATACTAACGATTTAAGTTCAGATGCTAACGACCCTTGGTACTACGCAACATTTAGTAATGACGCAAATGTTAATAACAATTATACAGGATATTCATTCTACTATAATGTGTCATCATTAACTAATAATAATAATGGTACTTTTACAGGTCAAATTACAGGTGAAGTATTTAGTTTTACAGGAACAGCTTACACTGAGTACAATAACATGGTTATTGCAACTTTACGTTCAAGAGGTATTTCGTTGTATTCAAATAATGCAGACCTTGGTCAACATGGACCTGTTTATGAAGTTAGTGGACTTACTGATGTAACATTAGTTGCGTCGGGAGAATACTCAGGTATAACTGATTCACCATTTGAAGGATTTTTATTATCAGGTATTACTAAAGACGGTGATAACTTTTCATTTGAAACATCATTGTCTGCTGCATCACCTAAATACATAACTAAAGTATTAGGAGTTGATAACTTTGGAAAAACAAGAAACGAAGTTCCTTTGTTTGTCGAAGAGATTTATCCAAGTTCATTAGCTTACGCTTACAACCAAGGATATATCAAAGGTATCAATCCTGAGTTAATTGCGTTAGAAGATGCTAGAAGTGAAAACTCACAATCAATCGCTTACAAAGTTGAAAAATACCAATCACCTGAAACTCCTTTCTTAGTATCTGAGTTAAGAGGTAATAAGGTTTACAAATTATTCAAATTCATTTCAATCTCTGACGGAGATGCTGCGAACGTTGAGGTTAAGGTTTCTATTGCTAACTTATCATTCAACAATATGACTTTTGATGTGTTAGTAAGAAACTTCTTTGACACGGATGCAAATCCTGTTGTTATTGAAAAATTCACTAACTGTAATATGGACCCAGGTTCTAACAACTTTGTTGCTAAGAAAATTGGTTCATCAAATGGTGAATACGCTTTAATATCTAAATTTATAATGATTGAATTGGCTGATGAAGCTCCGATTGATGCTATTCCTTGTGGATTCTACGGATACACACAAAGAGAATATGAATCAACTGCGAACATTTCACCAGTACCACAATTCAAAACAAAATATTATTTCCCAGGTGAGGTTATTTATAACCCTCCATTTGGAACAACCGCTAACGCAACTGAATCCGCGGGAGATATAGTTAGAAGAAGTTATTTAGGATTCTCAAGTCAATTTGGTATTGATGAATCATTCTTAACTTATAAAGGTAGACAAAACCCTATAAATTGGGTTAACTCAGCATTACCTATTGAAGGCCAGGCTTGGAACTATTTAAGTAGAGGTTTCCACATGGACTCAGGTGCTACTGTGGTTACAATCGCAAACTCATACTTATCAAGTGGTCAAACAGCTTTCGAGTGTGGTGTTGCGGATTTCAGATTCGACCCTGAAACTCAAGAGAACCCTTACTACTTCATCTACTCAAGAAAATATACATTATGTTTTGCAGGTGGATTTGACGGATGGGATGTTTATAGAGAATTCAGAACCAACCAAGATAGATTCCAATTAGGTTCATCAGGTTATTTAGCGGGAGCATCAGCTTCTACAAGATATCCAACAGCGACAGGTCAAGGTTTATTCAAGAGAATTGTTGTAGCTAATAATACTCAAGATTTTGCTAACACCGATTATTACGCTTACTTACTTGGTATATTAACATTTGGTAATCCTGAAGCAACAAACATTAACGTGTTCGCAACTTCATCAATTGATTATGTTAACAACTCAAACCTTGTTGAAGAAGCTATCGATATGGTACAATATTCAAGAGCTGACTCTGTGTATATCGCAACAACTCCTGACTACTTAATGTACACTCCAGATGGAACTAACTCTTTAGATATCATCTACCCACAAGAGGCGGTTGATAACTTAGATAATACAGGAATTGACTCTAACTACACTGCAACTTACTACCCATGGATTTTAGTAAGAGATACTGTGAACAACACACAAATCTACTTACCACCAACAGGAGAAGTTTGTAGAAACTTAGCGTTAACAGATAACATAGCGTTCCCATGGTTCGCATCAGCGGGTTACACAAGAGGTCTTGTAAACTCTATCAAAGCGAGAACTAAATTGACTCAAGAAGATAGAGACACACTTTACCAAGGTAGAATTAACCCTATCGCAACTTTCTCTGATGTAGGTACTGTAATTTGGGGTAACAAAACGTTACAAGTTGCTGACTCAGCACTTAACAGATTGAACGTAAGAAGATTATTACTTCAAGCTCGTAAGTTGATTTCAGCAGTAGCTGTAAGATTATTGTTCGAACAAAACGACCAAATCGTTAGACAACAATTCTTAGACAGTGTTAACCCAATCTTAGATTCAATCAGAAGAGACAGAGGTTTATACGATTTCCGTGTAACAGTTTCTTCAACACCTGAAGACTTAGACAGAAACACATTAGTAGGAAAAATCTACTTAAAACCAACGAAAGCGTTAGAATTCATCGACATTGAATTCTTCATTACTCCGACAGGAGCTTCTTTCGAAAATATTTAATAAATAATGGGGGGACTAAATCCCCCCTTTAGCCAAATGAGAAATAAATTAACAGAAGGATTTAAAGGTGAAGGTTCACCAGATATGAAATATTACGCATTCGATTGGGATGATAATATTGTTCATATGCCGACAAAAATCATGGTTAAAAGTGAGGATGGTGACGAAGTAGGTATGTCAACAGATGACTTCGCAGAACACAGACATCATTTAGGTAAAGAACCTTTTGAATATAAAGGTGAGACAATTGTAGGGTTTGCTGAGGATTCATTTAGAAATTTCAGAACTGCGGGTGATAAAGATTTCTTAATCGATGCGATGAGGGCAAAAGAAGGTCCCGCGTTTGATGATTTCAGAGAAGCTATCAATAACGGTTCGGTGTTTTCCATAATCACAGCGAGGGGTCACAATCCAAATACATTAAAACAAGCGGTTTATAATTATATTATAAATGACTATAATGGGATAAGCAAAGATGAACTTATTAAAAACCTTAAAAAATATAGGACGTTTGTAGATGAAGATGAGATGAGTGACGAAGAATTAATTAAAACTTATTTAGAACTCAACAAGTACCATCCAGTTTCTTTCGGAGATGAGGGTGGGGCAGTTAATCCTGAAGAGGCGAAGGTCCAAGCAATGGAAGATTTTGTATCTTATATTAAAGGATTAGCAGCAGTTTTAAATAAAAGAGCGTATTTAAAGAATGATGTTAATAATAACTTTATTCCTAGTGAGCCATCTATAGGCTTTTCAGATGATGACCCTAAGAACATAGAAGTAATGAAAAAACATTTTAAAGATAAACCAGATAATATAGTAAGAACATATTCTACTGCTGGAGGACTTAAAAAGGAAGTCTAGTTAAAGAATACCGTTTTTAATTTTTTAAGTAAATAGAAAAATTTTTCAAACGGATATATTTATCGTTATAAACATAGAAACAAAATTTAAATAATATGGCTGATTTACTGATGAAAATGCCGATTCCTTATGAACCGAAACGTCAAAACCGATTCATTTTAAGGTTTCCATCAAGTTTAGGTATTAATGAATGGTTCGTAGAAAGTACTTCGAGACCACACATTACAATTGCTGCGACTGAAATTCCATTCTTGAACACTTCAACTTACGTTGCAGGTAGATTCAACTGGCAAACAATTAACGTTGTCTTTAGAGACCCAATTGGACCGTCTGCCGCACAAGCTCTTATGGAGTGGGTTCGTTTACACGCCGAGTCAGTGACAGGTCGTATGGGATATGCTGCAGGGTACAAAAAAGATATTGACCTTGAGATGTTAGACCCAACAGGTGTTGTTGTTGAGAAATGGATTATGTATGGTACATTCTTAACAGATGTTAACTTTAATGCGTTGGCTTACAACACAGATGGTTTAGCGACAATTGCTGCAACTTTGAGAATGGACAGATGTGTGTTAGTTTACTAATACTATTTATAAAAAATTTAGAACAATTATATTTAACCGTAAAGCACATAAACTTTACGGTTAATTTTTTATATGGATAATCAATCAAGAGAATACGGTCAAGCGAACTTTTCGCTTCCCCATGACGTGGTACCATTACCATCTCAAGGTATATTCTACAAAAACAAAAAGAAATCAATTAAAGTCGGGTATCTGACAGCAACTGATGAGAACTTATTAATGGCGGGTGGTGACGATATGACACCAAATCTTTTAAGAACAAAGATTTACGAACCAGACTTACGTGTTGAGGACATGTTGGAAGGTGATGTTGAGGCGGTCTTAATTTTCTTAAGGAACACCGCGTTTGGACCTGAAATGGAACTTACATTGACAGACCCATCAACAAGAAAACCTTTCAAAACAACAGTACTACTTGACCAATTAACTATTCTACAAGGTCAACAACCTAACGAAGACGGAACATTTACAACGACGTTACCAAAATCTCAAACAACTGTTAAGTTAAAACCAATGACTTACGGTGAAATCTTAGAAAATCAAAGAGCAGCGGATTCATATCCTGCGGGAAGAGTAGTTCCTAAAGTTACTTTGAGATTACAAAAAGAAATTATTGAGACAAACGGGTCTACCGATAAAGGCGAAATCGCCAAATTTATAGAATCAATGCCAATTGCGGATTCAAAATTCATAAGAAAATTTATGGAAGATAATGAACCAAGGTTGGATATGAAACGAATTGTTATGACCCCATCAGGAGAAAGACTTACAGTTAATGTAGGTTTCGGGGTCGACTTTTTTCGTCCTTTCTTCTGATTATAGAAAAAGTCAGTTAGACGAGTTCTACTACTTAAACACATTATTAAAGATAAGTTATCAAGATTTTTTAATAATGCCGTTGTTCACAAGAAAGTATCTTTTAGATAAATGGATTGAAGATAATAAAAAGGACTGAAAACTCAGTCCTTTTGTATTTATATAGTAACAAGTACAAAACAATATGGCAGATACTAACAACCAGAATTCGGGTCAAATGGGTGAAGAATTAAAAAACGCGGTAAAATTACCTAACGCTCAAGAATTTGCAGAAACATTTGAGAGAGTAAGTTCCGTAGCTCGTGAGGTCAATAATTTATTTGGTCAAAGTAGACAAAGGATTGTTGAATTAAAAACCGAACTTGTTGATTCATTACCAGGTATTGCGCGATTAGGTGGTAATCTTGGGGATGTTGGAGAATCAATTCAACAAATTGCGTTAGCCTCAAGAAGAAATGTTGTAGAAAATGCTGAAGACGTTGAAAAACTTTTTGCAGCTTCTAAAGTATTAGGAGCCAGTGTTGGTGAAATTTCAGAGGCCTTTTTAAATGTTGGTGTTGGTATTGAACAAGTAGGTAAACAATTAGAAGATTCTGTCAACTATGTTAGAAGTATTGGTGGTAATACTAAACAAGTAATGGATAGTGTTAGGGCCAATATGGACCAAATGAACAGATACCAATTTGAAGGTGGAGTTCAAGGACTTACAAAAATGGCTGCTCAAGCCTCTATGTTAAGATTTGACATGGGAGAGACATTTAGGTTAGCCGACAAAGTATTAACTCCTGAAGGAGCAATTGAAACAGCAGCGGCATTCCAAAGACTAGGAGTATCTGCAGGGGCGTTAGCCGACCCGTTTGCACTAATGAATCAATCTATTAATGACCCACAAGGTCTACAAGATAGTTTGGTTGACGTTGCAAAACAATTTAGTTACTTCGACGAAAAAACAAAAACTTTCAAAATCAATCCACAAGGTGTTTTAACTCTTAGAGAGATGGAACAACAAACAGGAGTGAGTGCAAAAGAAATGAGTAAACTTGCGGTTGCGGCGGCTGAGGCAGATAAAAGAATTTCAGCAATCGGTTCTGCAGGATTAAACATTAAAGAAGAAGACAAACAATACGTTGCCAACATTGCTAGAATGGGTGAAGGTGGTGAATATGAAGTTAAGATTAATGATGATGAGACTAAAAAATTATCTGAACTTACACAAGAAGAATTTGACAAGTTAATAAAAGAACAGAAAGACGGCCCTAAAACTATGGAAGAGATTGCAAAATCTCAAATGTCAATCTCTGAAGATATTAAAGGTAATGTTAATGCGATTAGAGCTGCCGTTGTTGGTGGGGCTGTAACTCAAAAAGATTTTTTAAGAGGTTCGGAATCGGTTAGAAGTATATCGTCGGACTTTACGGGAGCGGCTTCGAGAAACTTTAGTTCTCCTGAAAAAGTTAGAAGTACTCTAACAGAATCGATGGGTGATATAAAAGAATTATTTAATGATATAAAAAATAAAGATGTTAAAACTACCGATGCATTATCAAATTATTTTACAAAATTAGGTACCCAAGGAATTAAACTTGAAGAAGGGTTTAAACAAGGTATTGTTAAAAGTTTAGAAGAAACTCGTAGTAAACTTGGGGATAAAACATCGATTGATGGAGTTGCTAAAGAATTTTTAGATAAGATGTTAGGTGGTGTAAAATCTGAACAAATCAAAGGTGTTAAAGATGGTAATAAACCAATATCATCTTTAATTGAGGGTAACAAAAGTACCGAAGTAAAAGAAACTATGACAAATAGTGGTGCGTTTGGAGGAGGTTCTTCAAAAGTTAATGTTGAGGGAGGGCTTAAAGTTGAAGTGAATTTTAGTAATTTACCATCAAATTTATCACCAGGACAGAGAGAAGAAATGACAAAAGCCTTTATTGAACTATTCAATAGTACTCAAGCACAACAAATTATGGCTAATGCTGGTACAAAAGATAATCCAACAAAAGCCCCTACAGGAAAAGTGTTAGGTAGATAAACAAAAAATAGTCCTTAACCTATTTATTAATTAAAGATATTAATGGGGAGTCCTTTAGATTTTATTAGCTCGGATGGTTTTAGAAAAAAACTTATAACAAGGAACTTAACGCCTTATGCAAAGTCTCCTAGCCGACCTACGCTTCCTATTGATACAGAATATGTTCAATCAGACACATCAGTACAAGATAGTCCTGACCAATTAATTGATACTCCAACATTTGCAAATCAACTATACCCTTTAAACCAATATGGTAATGAAGGTGGTTACGAACAAGTTCCTGACCCAGGAGCGTTGTTAAATACTAAATCAAACGAAGGTGAGTATGGATTTCAAGACGCTAATATTGTAGACCAAGCCTTAATTGAATCTCAAAGATGGAAACCTCTTAACGTATTTTCTAACGGTAATCAATTACCATTAGACAGTGCTCCATTTTTTGATTCTTTAGGTAGACCACAAACAACTAATACATCAAACAACCAACCGTACCCAACAACGTTTGTACCGTCAACATATTCTCCACTATCAATTTTACTTTCAAGTGACCCAGGAGGAAGTAATGGTTTATTGAGTCAAGATTCGTTTATAGCTAAATTAGCTGCAGAAACACTTAGAAGAGAGTTTGAGGCAAGAATTGCTGCTCAGATTAGACAAGACACTATTGACAGGGCTAACATTTTGAACATTAATAGTGGGACTGACATAGTTAACATTTTGTCAGGTGTAGTTCCGTTAATTGAGCCAAACTATACAATTACTGTCACAGCAAACCCAATACTTGCGGCAGCCAACTTTGCATTAAGATTAGGTGGAAGTATCTTACCTGTATCTCCAATACCTGGTTCATACTTTGACCCAAATGTTAACCCAGGTCCACAGACCACAATACAACAAATGTCTAGTGCATTTATACGTAGTGGTGTTGGAAAATTCTTTAATAGACTTATGGGTGGTGGAGACACTGGTTCTCAAATCATGTTTAATAACATGGGTGGAGGACAAAGGTCAAGACTATTCAAAAACATTGACTACAACAGATACAAACCAAACTACCCAAGAACGTTTATTGATAGAGCGGCTGGTGTATTAACAGGTACTCAATCTGACAATAGTAATTTTTATATAGGTAGCTCAACTTCTAACCCATCACAAGTTTTTTCACCAACTGGTGAGGTACCTGTAAATGCTTATGGTATTGAACAACAGTCACCTGTTTATGGTCCATCAGAGTTAGCCCAACTTTATGAAGGACCAAGTAAGGATATTAGATTAGGTGCAAACGGACCTACATATTCTAATGGTGGTGGTATTGAAGGTGGATTCACATGGGTATCACCAAAATACAAAGGTAATGCTGGTAAGAAAGTTGGACTTGGTGGAGAAGTTACAAATCAAGACGAAGACTTTAAACCTTCATCATACAATACAACCGAGTCAACTGAAAGAACTTTTAAACAAGGTTCAATCTTAGACCAAACACAAAGAATTATTGATAGCCAACCTCAGGGGGGTAAAAGATTACAACACGTTGGTAATGCAATTGACCAAGTGAGCAAAGTATTCCATGATGGATATAAAGAAATGACTAAGGGTTCAAGAGTTTATAGATACGAAGGAGCCATTGGACAAGAAGTTGGTACTGAATATTGTAGAGTATTTGCTAAAGACGTACCTTACTTACAATACAACGACCTTCAAAAGGTTGATGGGGTAACGACTAGTGGTAGAAGATTTGCGGATTCGGTATTTGATAACACATATAATCTTAACATTGCACCTAACAAAATGGAAGGTGGGCAATCCTCAACTAACCTAATTAACGGTGGACCAGGGGGACAAGGATATGCCAAAAAGTATATGTTCTCATTAGAGAACTTAGCGTGGAGAACATCAACTACTCCAGGGTTCTCTGTATCGGATTTGGCGGTGTGTGAGAGAGGTCCAAATGGCGGTAGAGTAATGTGGTTCGCTCCTTACGGATTGACCTTCAGTGAGAGTGTATCGACCTCGTGGAACCAATCAGACTTCTTGGGTAGACCCGAACCAATCTATACATACAAAAATACTTCAAGGACAGGTTCATTATCGTGGAAAATCGTAGTTGACCATCCATCGGTATTAAATGTTATTGTTGATAAGGTATTGGGTAACGAAACAAATAGAGTTAGAATTGATAGTATTATTGATTCGTTCTTTGCGGGTTGTAGAAAATACGACTTGTATGAACTTGCCAAGAAATATTATACAATAAAGCCAGGTGAGTTGTCTTACTTACAAGAAGT